AAGCTATATCTGGCAACTGGTCATATAATCCTGAAAATTACGAAGACAATCAAGTACCTGTATCTGTAATGGCTCAAGACTTATTGAACACATACAAATACGGTTGGAAGACTTCTTATTATCAGAATACATATGACGCTAAGAAAGATATAGACGAACCTACACATAGTATAGGTTGGAAAGACGAAGTAAAAGAAGATAAACCATTGCAAAATTACGGCTCTGAAATTTTAAGTAATAAATTAGAAGACGAAGATTGCGATAGCTGTACAATATAGAAAGGTAACAATATGGCATATTTGTGTGTCAATACACCTCATGTTGATGTGTATGTTAAGAAAGAGTATCTATATGATGGTAACAAAGGTCACGGCGAACTAGTCGAGGGCATTTGGGTAACAGCAAAATCAATTCAAGGTAGAGCACTTTACTTTGAAACTTATATACCAGAGTATGGTGCTCTGTATGATAAGTTACCAATAAGTGCATTTGTATGGAAGAAAGATATAAAGGAGGATGTTCCGTTAACTGAACTCCAGTTATGGGACTGTTTTAGTTATGATATTACAGTTATTGAAAAGCAAATGCTTTCAGGCAATCAATGTAAATATTTGTCGCCAAGTAAAAAATGGTATCAAGGTTGGTATATGTTTACAATAGATAATGCGAATAGTACGAACTTAGAAAGAAATGTGACTTATAGTGAAGTACCAAGTCAACATAAGTCATTTAACATTTTGAAATTAGAAAATGGTTATTTTGCGGCTCAACCGAACAACAGAGTAATATTTTATGATAAGAGTTATACACCTAGTGAGTTAAAGTTTCCAGACTTTAATGTGTCCACGCAGGAGTATAGTGTAGAAAGTGAACAAAAGTGGACAGCTGGTGATGACGACAAGTTTTTTTATGATTTAGAGGAGAGAAAAGAATAATGGCAAAGAATGTATTTAACAGAGAAAAAGGACTAGATGTGACGAAACAACCAATGTTTTTTGGTGAAGACTTACAAGTCCAACAATATAGTGATATGAAGTATCCTATATTTGACAAATTAAACCAGCAACAATTAGGTTATTTCTGGAGACCTGAAGAAGTATCATTGCAGAAAGATAGAAACGACTATCTAAACTTAAATGAACAACAGAAATTTATATTTACATCTAACTTAAAGTATCAAACTATGTTAGATAGTGTACAAGGTAGAGGTCCGTGTTTGGCATTTTTACCATTTGTATCTAATCCTGAATTAGAGGGTTGTATTATTACATGGGATTTCATGGAAACAATCCATAGTAGAAGTTATACATACATTATAAAAAATTTATATTCTAATCCAAATGAAGTATTTGACACTATTATACATGATGAAAAGATTGAAGCTAGAAGTGCCTCAGTTACAAAAGCATATGATGAATTAATTGATATGGGTTATAGATGGCACCTTAATAAAGATAAGGTTGACCTTTATGAACTTAAAAAGAAAATGTATCTTGCTATGTGTACAGTAAACATATTAGAGGGTCTTAGATTCTATGTATCGTTTGCTTGTAGCTTTGCATTTGGTGAACTTAAAATGTTAGAAGGTTCTGCTAAGATTATTTCTTTTATTGCAAGAGATGAAAGTCAACACCTTGCAATGTCACAAACTATCATTAACAACTGGCATGACCGTAATGATGATAAAGATATGTTAAAGATTAGAAAAGAATGTGAAAAAGACCTATATAAAATGTATGATGACGCATTGACAGAGGAGAAAAGGTGGGCAACATATCTATTTTCCAAAGGAAGTATGATTGGACTATCCGAAAAACTGTTACACCAGTTTGTAGAATATATGGCCAATCGAAGAATGAAGGCAATCGGCCTAACACCACAATACGACCAAAAAGTAAATCCACTTCCGTGGGTAGACCATTGGCTGAATTCAAAGGGTACACAAAATGCACCACAAGAAACAGAGATTGAATCATATGTTATTGGTGGTATCAAACAAGATGTTAAGAAGGATCAATTTAAAGCATTTAAACTATAATGGTTGAAAAAAGACAAAAAAACTGTTCGTCCTGCGAAACTAAATATACCGTAACATGGGATATTGAGGAACAAGATTTAGAACCTCTAACTTGCCCATTTTGTGGATATGAGGTTGAAAATGAAGAAGAAGAAGAACTTTGGACAAACAATGACGACAGTAACGAAGACGATAATTGGAATTGATTATAGTTTAACAAGTCCTGCTATCTGTGTAAATATAGATGGTGACGCAGGTTTAATGTTTTATTATTTGACTTCTAAAAAAAAATATATAGGAATGATGAGTGAGGAGATAGTAGGTTATGAACATAAAGAATGGAAAGACCCGATTGAACGATTTAAATATATATCTGACTTTGCATTGGATATTATTTCTCCACTCATTAACCCTTTGGTATATATTGAGGGTTACTCCTATGGTTCGAAAGGTCAAGGCATATTTCAAATTGCCGAGAACTGTGGAATCCTCAAGTACAGATTACAAGAAGAACAAATCCCTTATGATACAGTTGTCCCGAGTGTGGTTAAAAAAGGCGCTACGGGAAAAGGAAATGCGGACAAAGAAATGATGTATAACGCATTTGTAGCTGAAACAAATATTGATGTGAAATCTATTTTAGGTACAGACAAAGTTGGTAATCCTGTATCTGATATAGCAGATAGTTATTTTATACAAAAGGTTGGTTATGAGAATAGTATTAAAGGCAAATAAAAGACCTGAAAATTTATTTGACGATTTTAGAGAATTTGATTTAGACGAACTTATCTTAATGCCAACCAATGAGTGGTTGAAAAATAGAATGGATGAGTTTAATTATTGGGAAAGTTTTGAGAAACATGGTATGATTTACCCTATAACAGTATCGCCTCATACGGAAGAATGGGTACAAGAAAGATTAAAAAGAGGCAAAACTCCACAACATTTAAAAGCTAATGGTGATGTAAGACCTGGTTTATATGTACAAACTGGCCATAAAAGAGTATATTGGGCTAAAGAAAAAGGCTACACACATATTGAAGGATATTATGTAACTGAACGAGAAGACAAGGCAAAGATTAGAAGTAAGCTACATATACCACACACAGAGATACCTAGATGATTAATATTCCAGATACATTAATGACAACCGATGGTTACACACCACATAAATTTATTAATGGGTTTGTAGAAGATTGGGAAGATTTAAGAGATGAATGGCCGTCTGAAAGTTTATTTAAAAAAGAAGGCCACGAAACACCTAGAAAACATGGTCAAAGACAACACATTAGATTATTTTTTTGTTACACACCATGGAAAGATAGTCCATTATTTGACCAATATATGATAGAAAGAAATCAGTTGCCTGAAATATGGGACGATTTTTCACAAAAACTTTTATACAGTAAAGAATATTCAGATTGGATAAAAGAAACACTACAAATACCAGGTTATAATTTTAAATATAGACTTGATTGGCATATTGGAAAAAATGGAAAAGATATATCACCTCATGTTGATACTCCTGGTAAATTAGGTAGCCATCTTATTTACTTCATGCCAGACGGTTGGGACGATAGCTGTGGTGGTCAAACTGTATTCTATAAAGGCAAACTAGTAGAACAAATGAATCCAGAACCTAAGGATTTTGCACACAAACAACAATATAGAAATGATGGTAATACATCTTTATTATTTAAAAATGGCGAAGATGGTTGGCACGGTGTTACCGAAGTAACTTCACAATTAAACAGACAAATTTTAAATTTAGTCGTAATGAAAAAGGATAATTAATGCAAACATTATTAAGAATATTAGATAAAGTAAAACAACTAGGTAAAGAATATCATTGTTTTCACCAAGAAATACCACCTACTGGTGCAGGTACAAGAAGATATATGTTATTTAAAATAATCGAACCCATTAATAATCCTAAAGAAGATTTTGGTAAACAAGAGTGGATTAGTAAGCCAATGCCTGCTTTAGAGTTTGAATCATACATAGACAAACTTAAAGATGAACAATAAAGAATCAGCACAATTATTTAAAAAGAACATTACCTCTGTTGAAATAGGTACGCATAACTATTGTAATAGAACTTGTACATTTTGTCCTTTATCGTTAGATAGTGTGAATAGACGAGATATGAGAAATACTATTTTTATGAAAGATGAAGTGTATGAAAATATTATGAAACAATTAGCTTCTATTGATTTTAATGGTCGTTTAGATTTCAGTAGGTATCACGAACCTACATCTCACAAAAAATACATCATAGAAAAAATTAAGATTGCTAGAAGTTATTTACCAAATGCAAACATAAGTCTTAATACTAATTCAGATTATATGAATAAAGAATATCATCAGCAATTACTAGAAGCTGGTGTTAGTAATTTTGCCTTTCAAGCATACATGAAAAACGGTGCCACAGCATTTGACGAAGACGAGGTGTTTAAAAGAATTAATAAAATATGTGATAAATTAGGAGCACCTAGAATAGAAAAAGAAGGCCAACAAAATAAAGAATGGATTATACATAAATTACCAGATAGATTTAAAGGTAAAATACATGCAAGAAATTATTGGAACAATGGTGTAAATAGAGCAGGCACAGTATTAGATACAAATTATACAAGAACACAACCATGTACAAGTATGAATAAAGGTGTTTATATAGATTATAATGGTAGTATGACAGCTTGTTGTGATATGTTAACACCAGAATTACATACTAAATGGGAAGTAGGTAATTTAGAAAAAGAACCTGATTTATTTTTAAATTACACTAGTAAATTTTACACAGCGTTTAGAGATAGAATTACAAAAGCACAATGGTATCCTAATTCGCCTTGTATAAAATGTAAAAGAGATGTAAGAGGAGCTGAGGCGAGATGAGTTGGTCTATACCAAAATGGGATAATCACTTTGATTCAAGGATTAAAAATGGTGATTATCAAAAAAGACAAAGAGAATTTGCATTGAGTTATGTTGAAGAATGGGATATAGCAATTGACATTGGTGCAAATATAGGATTATGGACAAAACCTTTATGTGAAAAATTTAAATTTGTTTGGGCATTTGAACCTAGTAGAGAAAATTGGGAACATTGTCATAAAAATTTAGAAGGCATAAAAAATTATCAATTAGAACAAGTTGCCTTATCAGATAAACAAGCTGAAGATGTAGAACTATATTCTACAAGTGATTCATGTGGTGATTTAAGAATAACACCAATAGGTGAAAAGGCAAAAGTTATAGATACTGTTGATATGATGATGTTAGATAATTACTACCATGAACTTATGCCAAAGTATGCAGGTAAAGTTGGTCTTATAAAGATAGATGTACAACAACATGAGAAAGAAGTTTTACTTGGTGCAACAAGAATATTAGAAGAACATAGTCCAGTTATTTGTATTGAACTACCGACTAGAGATGAAGAAGAACAAACCTATAAAATTATATGTAAAAATATATTAGGTGGTTTAGGGTACCGTGAAAAAGGTACACAAGGAAAAGAAACAATTTTTATAAAGGCTTAATATGTGTGCTATTCACGGTATATTTAAAAAAGATGTAAGTATGGTTATGAATATGGTGGCAAAATCACACCATAGAGGACCAGACGGCCGTGGAACTTGGCATGATGAGTTTGTAACACTTGGTCATAATCTATTATCTATTGTAGATGAACCAACTGAATCACTACAACCTTGGAACCATAACAATTTAATCATAGTATTCAATGGTGAAATCTATAACTATAAAGAACTAGGTGCTGAGTTTGAACTAACAACTAATACAGATACCGAAGTTATTGCAAGAGGTGTTGAAAAGTATGGTGACGCCTTTTTAGATAAACTAGATGGTATGTTTGGCCTTGCAATCTATTTTAAAAGAGAAAAACAATTACTATTAGCTAGAGATTCAAATGGCACAAAACCTGTTTATTATGGTTTTGATAAAGATTATAATATTTGTTTTTCTTCCGAAATCAAAGCATTACTAGAAATAGGTTTTGAAAGTAAGTTATGTAAATCAGCATTTGCACATTATCAAAAAGCAGGTTACAATTCAGGTTATCTAACACTATTTGAAGGCATACAGAAATTAGTACCAGGTGAAGTTAGAATTTATGATGTTATTGAAAGTAATGTAATCAATCAAAGAAACTTAAACAATTATAAGTACGAATATCATCATACACACGAAATAAGAGATAGAGTAAATCAGGCTGTAAAACAGACCTTAATGGGTAGAAGGAATATTGGTTTATTTTTATCAGGTGGTATTGACAGCACATCCATACTTTATGAAATGAAAGAGTTAGGGGTAAAACCAAATACCTTTACCTCTGAATTTGAATTACTTGACCCTAATAGTAGATTAAATGATGATAGTAATTTAGCAAAAATTATTGCAGAAAAATTTGAAGTGTTTAATAATACAGTAAATCAATCACAACAAGATTATGTTGACGCATTAGAAGATACCTTTTATGCGTTAGAAGAACCAAGACAAGGTAAATCTTTTCCCACATATTACAATACAAATAAGTTTATTGCACAAAACAATATTACCGTTACATTATCTGGTGATGGTGGTGATGAATTATTTGCTGGATATAAACATCACAAAAAACCTGATTGGCAAAGAAAGTTAGGTGGGTTGTCTATGAATAATAGGAAATTAAAAAATCCAGAAATACAATGTAGTATCGAAGACATGATGGACTATTTGTATGATTGGTTACCTACAGCACCTATGACAGGTGATGAAGTGAATGACTTTTTATACATTGAAAGTCTAAATGCCCTAGCTGAAGATTTTTTAATTAGAAATGATAAGTTAGGTATGGCGTTTAGTATGGAAGGTAGATTTCCATATATGAATAAATGTATAAGAGATTATGTTAGAGCAATACCTGGTAGTTTAAAAACACCAAAAGAATTTCATAAAAAACCATTACACGATAATAAGTTATTACAAAAACAGGCTTTTAGAAATAGATTGCCAGATGAGATATTAAATCATGTAAAAACAGGTTGG